ACCTATCTAACTGAAGTGCCACAGATTGTGAAAATTGATCATATGAAATTGCTTCATTACATATATCTTCAATCGCACTATCGCATTCTGGTTGTTGTGAAATTTCACGATAACGCCGAATTAAATCTAGCTCGGTTTTTTCTCTTCCATCAGTATCAAGAACTGATGAGAAGAATCCGCCGCCTGCAATATCTACTGTACCGTCATCAGGAGTAGGGGTAGTGAAAGCATCTCCACTACCCTTATCCTTCTTACGATTTATTGAGAATCCAAAAAGTTCTGCCATAATATCTCCCTACTCCTTTATTTAGTAGGTTTATAAATTGACTTAACCAGCAAGTGCCGCAAGACCTGGCGTAACTTCAGATGATTCAAAATGTTGATATCTCCAAGTTACTTCAAACTCTTCAATAGCATTTGTAGAATCTGTTGCCAAATCAATTTGTGAAACTGTAAGAGGCCAAGCATTTCTGAAAAGATAAACTTTCAGAACTTGGTCATCTCTATCAAGTTGTGATACTCTAAGATCAGCTTGATAATCAGATGATACAACTGAACCTGTTCCAGTTACAAGATCATTAATTCCGTTCTGCCACCTTTCCATTGCATTTCTAATTGCAAAGTTTGTATCATTAAGAAATGTAGTAGTCCAAGCATCTGCAAATTCTCTGTCACCAGCAATATATACTGTTCTTCCCCTAAATGGTAAAGGAATTTCACCCACCGCCATAGAAGGTAAGTTTGATCCCTTACATAGAAACGCAGCATTTTCAACTGGCAACCCTACAGCAATTCCTGGCGGGTTTGTAATCTCCACCTTGAATTGGTTTGCTCTAGCACCGCCACCGATCAAGTTTGCTCTAAATTGGTCAATAGTTCCAACCATTTTTAATTACTCCTTTTTAAAACCTACCAATAACTTCACTAAACTCAACACCTGTTCTAACAGCAACAAAGTTAAGAGTAATAAAATTGATTGATCGTGCTGGTTTGATATACAAATCTGCAATAAATTCGTTTCTATCAATTACTTCACCAGTATTATTTGATCCATCACAAACCACTTGAAAATCAAAAATACCACGCCGACCTTGAACATCTCTCAAGAAAGGCTCTACCATGTTTCTAAATTGTGCTCTTGTGAACTCATCATTGAATTCAAAGAGTTGATATTTAGCAGCAGTAGCAATTGCTTTTTCTAAGACTAAGAATAAACGTCTAACATTTATTCTATCAAACGCACTTGGTTTTGCAAGTGCAGTTTTGTCACCGAACAAAATAACACCTTGTCCTGGGAAGTCAACAACTGGGTTAATTCTAGCACGATATAAAATATCTCTATTTGCTTGTAGTGGATTATATGCAAGTTTGATTGCACCACGAATGTTACCACGATTATAACCACCAGGCGAGTACCAAGGATCAGCAACACGGTCTGTATTTGCACAAAGACCAGCAATATCACCATTCAATGGAACATAACGATATACATCTGCATACTTATCATACATATATTTGTACCCACTATCGTATACCACATAAGAGGATGATGGTAGGGTATCAAAAGAGTTTTTAACATTTGTAGTTTGAATATTTTCATTCTGGACGTTTACAACCGACTGACGAGCAGGGGAAAGAAATGCAACACAATCTTTTCTAAGTTCTGCAAGGTCTGTAATCATTGTACCATGAGTATCAAACTCATCACCAGCTACACCGAATGAACTTGCCGAAACTGTAACAGAAGGACCACCAAGAATAAAGTTTATATCTAACAATTCTGTATTTGCAAATAAGTCATATGCATTTCTCTTTTCACCAAGAGTTAAAGCATAATCATCTGTTCCACCCGTAAGAGCGTCATAGGTTGGTGTATCAACAGCTGAATATGAACCAGCATCTGTATCTAAAATTATATTATCACCATCTGTTTCATCAATAACACCACTACCTTCGTTAGAACCACTAGCATCGGTTCCGTTCAAAATAACATTGTTACCAGCATCCAAATCAACACCCCAATTTGTTGAAGAACCAAGATGATCCATCCAATAAATGTTAGCAGATTGTATATAAATTATTTCTGCATAGTAGTTTGTTCCACCTTGAGCATTTTTAGCATTTGGATTTTTAGATAATGCTTGATAAATTTCAAGAACAGCAAGAGTTCTTTGTCCAGCAACACCTTCAGCATAACCAGAAAGTTTACCAGTGCTATCATATACAACGATATGCATCTCATCGGCTGTACCTCTGTCCTCTGTAGTTGACCAATCAGATGTTCCAGGAGCAGCATCAAATAAATCATAGAATTTCCACCGGCGGCGAATGTATGAATTATTTGCGAGAATAGCAACTAATCCTGTTGAATTTGGATTATCTTTTTCTCTAATAGTAATAGTATTAGCAGATGTATCTCTAGCAGTAACTTCATATTCTTTGCCTGAATGACCAGTTGCAAATGTACCAAATCCACTATCAGTGAAGAAGGAAACCATATCACCAACATTTATTACATTACTTGCAAGATCAACATCATCAACTGTAACTGTGGTTCCACCTAGAGCAACTTCACCGTTTACTTGGTTTGCACCAGTTATATTCTGTTCATATGCTGTTGAGGTTGCACAAATAGAAACTTTAAGTGAGTTACCCCAATCACCAGCACTTTTAGCTGCCCAAGGTCCAATACTTCCTTGTCCATCTCTAAACGAACCTGTATAATGATCATTATCTCTAATCAGAAGTCCTATTTCTGATCCAGCATTTAAAATACTAGATTCAGCACGAACAACTCTTAGTGCGTTTGAATACTGCAAAAAGTTTGCAGCTGTAAACCAATATTCAAAGTTACTTGAATTTGGTTTACCAAAAATTGATAGTAATTCTGCCTCAGAATTAATATTTGTGACACTGCCAGTTGGACCTTTTTCAAATGGCCCTGCAACCGCACCTATAGTAGTTTGGATAGCAGGAACGATATTTGTAAGATCGATCTCTTTAACATGTACACCAGGCGAAACTAAAAAACCCATTATTCGTACTCCTTAGTCTGAAGATGATTTTACTCTATAAAAATTAGAGTTATTCTTTCATTACGAATATTTATAAAAAAACAATTCCTAAAAGACATTTTTATATGTGTTGATTCTTATAAATAATATTATGGAAACTCATTATGAAAAATATAAAGAAACTATAAAAAAAGTTGCCCGTAGAAATTATAGACAACGAATTGTATGGTTAAATAAATATCTAGCAGAAAAGTTTTGCGAACATTGTGGTGAAAGCGAAACTGTATGCCTTAAATTTTATCCTTATAATAAACAAATAAGGAAATTAACTAAACGTAAAGGGATGAATGAAGTTAGTCGTGAAGAACCTCTTGATTTAATTAAAAAATCTACCGTTGTTTGCTCTAACTGTTTTATTAAATTAGACAACGATCTAATTGAATTTCTTTATAATCATATCTAATCCTCAATACACATAGTATCTATAAGTTTAAAGATTTTAACAATCTACCAATTATTCTTATAGTCTCTTACTATAGGACTCCATTTAGTTCCATATTCATCTACCATTTCTCCTATATTATCATCCTCTAATCCATCAATAATAAATCCAAAAGGAGCCATGTCTTGTTCTAACATATCTTGCTGTTCTTTTACCATAGTAGACCTAACGTCTAAATCAGATAGTTCTTTAAAATATTGTTGATCTGTTGCCCATGCAAATATAAACAAACATGCAACTAAATCATCATTAGCACCACTATCTGCCTCAAAGGATTGACCCTTAATAATGAATGTTGATAATTCATTAATTATATCTAAATCTTCTACAATTAGTTTATCATCCTCAATTAATTGTTTTAGATTAGAACATCCAACACGTTTTACAGCTTTAGTCGTTCTTACCCCCAATTGAGCTCTGCCCCCTGAGAACCCTGCTCCAAGGACTTGTCCCGCCCGTCCACGCATGGAAGCCATCATTAGGTTGTCATACTCCAAATCAAACTGCATAGAGTTAGCAACTGCTTCTCCTATGTCATTCACTTCGATAAGAACAAAAGCCTTATTATATGCTTTTGCGATATCGTGTATTTTAGATGGGAATATCATTGGTTTTATTTCATTGTTTCTATATTTTGATACAAGTTTATAGGGAATACTCGTTACATCAACAACAATAAATGCTGAGTAATCATTTGACACTCCTCTTGCAACATCAACACACATCATATACGTATGACCTTCTACTGGGTTCTCATACACATCTAGTCCCGCATTAGTTGTTTTGGGAGTACGATAGGTCAAATGTCTAATTTTATCTGGCGAAATGAGAGTGTCAATTGACCCTAAGAAATGACACTCAAACTCTGTATTAAACTGAGCCTCTGAAGTATTTCTAATTGTTTCCTTTTTCCATTCCTCATCACGGCCAGGAATCTCACTCCAATGAACCTCAATAGGAACATAAGTGTTACGACCTTCCTCTGCATCTACCCATAACTTGTAGAACATATTCATACCATGTGGTGTAGAAACAATCATTACCTTAGTTGTCTTACCAGATGAAATTGTTGGATACACCGAACTAAAGAATTGCTCTGCAACGTTTTGTGGAACATATGCAAACTCATCTAAAAATATAAT